CCCGGATCGATTTCTTATCGTCGAGTTCGCTACGGCGTAGATCGAGGACCAGGCGTTCAGTCTGTTTCCCCGCTCGCTTCATCTGCGAATCGACGGTGTTCTTGCCTTCCCCCGTGGGTGCTTTGAACTCCCAGACCTGCTGATTCATTTCCGCGTCTGGGTTCTTCGCGCCTTTTTTGCGCGAATCTATGCGGAACAGCACGTCCATTCCCTCTTCCGCGAGGCGCAGCGCCGTGAGCACCTCATGCTCACTGGGTGCTTCTCTGACCGAAATAGCCGGGATGAACACCCGCCCGTCTCCGTGAGTTGGGTATTTGAATTCACCGGGAATGCCTGTTACGTCCCCACCCTCATACTGAAGCGTCTTGTGCCACTTTTCGGCAGGGACACTCATCAGGCGCTTTAAACGATCGGAGTCGTCCGGCGGTTGTGCTGTGGTCTTCTTCGGGGGCTTGGGCGGCTTAGGAGGCTCGGCCTCCCCCGCCTTGGTCTTAGGCTTGGCCTTGGGCTGCGACCACGACAGCGTTGGCCCATACTCGCCGTGTTCACTGACCGTCAGGAGCTTCCGATAATCCGGCGTGCGCCCACCCCGGTCAGAGACACCGAGGCGGTCCGCCGTGATCTGGTGGACTTGTTCGAGCAGGCCCTCATCAATCACCTGATTGACCGCCAGGCCCGGAGGAAGAGGCTGCACATCGCAGTCACACCCCGGGTGAATCGGCAGCAGGTCACCACGGAAATAGCGCTGCGTCGACGCGACCACACACAAGGCGCAGTTCTCTCGCCCCGTGAGGACACGCCGATAGAACTGCCCCTCCTCCGGGTAGCCCCGCATCGACTGCCGAGACGCATGCACCTTCGCCAGCTGCATGTCCCCACCGATCAACTGCGTGAGCCGCAGTCGCCCCTCAGCCGCAGCCTGCGGCAGAGGCTTGCCAGCCGCGAGCGCGGTGTACACGTCAACAGCTGGGCGACGATAGACGACGCGCGGGTCGACGCCGCGAGCGCCGCGTATCTCGTCCTGGTCGATGGACGGGAGAACGACCTTCCAACCGAGCTCGCGGGCGCACTGGGCGAGGTATGCGCGCGTCAGATCGGCTATGCGGAGCTGGCCTGCGGTCACTCTGGGGGTGATCGCTTGGATCATGTCCTCGACGGCGCTGGCCCTGTAATGCGGGAGCGAGTCCCAGTAGGCCTGCCCGAAGGCGGTGATCTGCTGTCGGATTGCGTGGACCTGGCTGTCATACGCCTCAGTGAGGCGGTTGAGCGAGTCCAGGTCCGCCATCGTTACTTCTCCTCGAGTGTCGCTGACTGTGTCTCTGGGAGCCTGAGCGCGACGGGGACGGCGCCCGTGAATCGTATTCCGTCGAGGCCGACGACCTCCGACGCTGATTCAGGAGCGACGCCGGCGCGGATCGCCGTGCCGAGGGCGTCAAACCTGAGTTTCAGGTCCGCTGGGTCTCCCCCCCCGTACCCGGGGTTGCGGCCTCATCTGTCAGCTGCGGCTTGTCTTGGAGCGCGAATGCCAACGCAGTCTGTTCCTCAGCACGGCGTTGCTTGTCCTGTGCGATCTGCTCGGGGCTGTAGCCGAGGATGTTGCGCTGGATCGTCTCCAACGCTTCGCCGGCGTTGCGTGCCTGGACGGCCGCAGCGTATTTCTCCGTGAGGGAGACAGCGTGCGGCGGGACGAACAGCACCTCCACGGTCTCTGCCTCGCCAAGGTCGATTCCCTCGACCGCGAGCGCCTTGACGATGAGGTAGGCGAGCGCGGGCTTGAAGCGCTCGATCCTGTCGCCTGCCTTGGAGAGGAGGGCCTTCTGCGGCTGTTCAGCTCCCGCTGCGCTTTGGTTTGCGGAGTCCGGGAGCATGATCGAGAGCGGCGTTGAGGTCTCGGCGGCCAATTCGCGCCAGTCGTCCTTGGTCGCGTTGAGAATCTCGGTGATCTGCGTCTGGGAGGACTCCCAGATTTCCACGCCCGGGGGCAGCTCCCAGAGAGCGGCGGGTGAGGGCTCGAAGATCGCCTGGTAGTCGATCGCGTTACCGGACTCGTCCTCGGACGGCAGGCCCGCCGATCCCTCAGCAGACTTCAGTGCTCGCTGTCGGAACGCCTGCATCGAGATGATGACCAAGCGCTGCAATGTCTGCCAGTTGATTCGGTCGATCAGGTCGAGCACGTGCTCGAACTCGCCCATCCCGAAACGGTTCTCGAGAACGACGACCGGGGGCGCTCCCTCGAAGTGCTGGACGCCGCCGAGGTCGAGTCGCCAGTCTCCGGACACACGGGAGATCAGTTGCCGCGACTTGTCGTATGCCGATCGCGTGTAGGACATGCGCAGGCCCGGCGTCCACATCACGAGGTGGTCGAGGCCGGCCGCCTGGTCGCGCCAGACCTTCACGGCCGCGAGCGCGCGCCAGGGCTTGACTGGGTCCGGTTCGACGTACATGTGTTCGGGCCGCTCATAGGTCACGCAGGCTCGACTGTCTTCGTCCTGGGTGACCAGGAGGTATCCGCGCCCAAGGGTGGCAGCGTCCCAGATCGCGTCCGAGAAGACCACTTTGAGGCGGTTGTCGCGCCAGATGCGCGCGGCCGCCTGAGCGGCGGGGCTGTCCTCACTGGCTCCGACCGTCACCCCATTGGGGATGAGACGATCCACGAGCGCGGACACGACGAGCTTGCCCGGGTTGGTGCGCGCACGCCGCTGGAACTTTAACCACGCCTTCGCGAGGTTCGGGCCCATCTCCGGCAAGGGGGATGACCCGTTGGTGTAGGAGCGCAGGAGGTCCGTTCGCGGACGCTCCTTATCCATCTTTGCAGTGAGGTAGGCAAGCCATTCCTCGGGCGTTTTCGTCATGAGGTGGGGCCTCCTCCCCCGTGTGGATTAGTAGAGCCGCCTCGGTGCGCGGCGGCTGGTTTGCTTGGCTGCACCCTTGCCGACAGCGTCGAGTCCGGCCGTGTAGGCGAACATGGCGCCCCAGGCGGCGTCAATCTTCGAGTAGTCCTGGTCATCCGCAGGTTTAACGAGGACGTACCCCGATTGCCTGGGCGACTTGCGGGCGTTGAGCAGGTGCGCGGTCATCGTCGGGTCTCCGTCGTATGTGACGAGGCCTTGATGGATCGCGGACAAGAGCTGCGCGAAGTTCTCGCAGGTCTTACTGACGTTGCGCTGCGGGTACCGGATCGGCTCGGACGCGCTGATCTTGGCGCGCAGGCGGCGCGAGTAGCGCGCCTCCCAGCCCTTCACATCCTGAGCCCATCCCGCCGACGGGTCCGCGTAGAACCCCACCACATTGAACCGCTCGAAAGCGTCGCGCACGGTCTGCTCGACTTCGAGGCGGGGCGGCTGCCACCCCTCGCCTGCAGGGCCGTCTGGCTGGCTCCAAATCCCAACCTTGAACAGGTGCCGTTGCGTCACCGAGTAGCCGATCAGGACCGTGGCATCCGCGATCCCGATCTTCCTACCTTCGGAGCCGTCGAAGCCGAGCGTGATCGGCTCGGTGGAGCTGATCTGCTTCGTGTGGTCTTCGATGGCTCGCAGCTCCGGCATCGTGAGCCATGCGTCGGACGCGCTGTTGATCTGGTTGAGGAAGTTGGCGCACATGTCCGCCGGGTCGTTATCCGGATGCCAGAAGCTATCCGCGATGCGCTCGATGTCGACCCAGCCGGGTTCGCACTCGGGCTCGTGGATCGCGCATCCCCTGGGGTCGCCTGCCGAGTCTCCGTAGGCGATGCGCAGACCGTTGATGAGCGATTCACGGTCCGAGATGTCGGTGTCCAGCGGGGCCTCACGGTGGTCGTAGTACAGGCCCCGCGCCGCTTCCGGCTTGGCCTTGCCAGCCTTGATCAGTTCGTAGAATCGCGCTGTCGTCTCCGCGACCGAGCGTTCGCCGATCGTGTAGGCGTTGGGGGTCTCGATCGTCAAACCGCCGAGCTTATCCGCGTTCGCACGCAGTGTCTTCGCCAGCTTCGGGCCGCCGTTCGACGGCAACCACGTCTCCGTCTGGTCCATAACAGCCATAACGGCCTTCGCCCCCTTGACGGAGATCGCCGAGGATGTTCGTTTCTCGATGCGGCCGCGACGCAGGGCAACGAAGCTGTCCATCGGGTCGAGGCCGTACTCCGACTCGGCGGGAGAGCCACGCAGCATTTCGAGCAACGGGTCCCAAGTGTTCGCCGTCTGGTCGTCGGTGGTCGCCGTGACCTGCACGATAGGCG